CTATAGGTGCTAGCGTTGCAACAGCTTTTGATCCAAAAACAGCTGGAGTCACGCAGGCTGGCGGCGCGGTGGGAGAATCGCTATCAGCAGTCATTAGATTAACACCCCATGGTCAAGCATTTGACCAAGCAGTTACAGTTCAGTTTAAGTTAGAGGGTTCCGCTGCAGGATCTTGCCCAACAAATCTAGAGATTTGGAAGAGAAATTCTGCAACTGGTGTTTGGTACCAGTTACCCAGTGATCTATGGAGCTGTTCAAGCGGAACAGTTTCAATTTCTACAACTAGTTTCAGCGATTTCGCTGCTTTAGGAGGTAATAACATGGCTAGAACAAAGATAAATAACGTACAGTTGGCGCGTTTAGCAGAGTCCAACAAGGTCTTGCCAGAGGCCATTAACATTACTGGCTCCGCGGAATCTTTAGTAACATCTGTTAATGATTCCGACGTATTCATTCTCCAGCAAGCTGGAGCGCTCGCAAAACACGTCTCAGGTTCAGTACTTAAAAGTTATTTTGCAGGTGGTGGTGTTGATGTAACTGCATCTGCGGTTAATGAAAATTACAGATTGACGTTTGTTGATCACCAAGATACGTCACAAATCGGCCTTGCGGTGGATAGTGACCTTCTTTATAATCCAAGTACCAATACTTTGACAGCGACGAAGCTTTCGTCCACAAACGTTGACGGTATTCTTGGTGCAAATAGTGCTGCTGCAGCAACAGTGACTACATTATCTGCAACAGGTGATGTTGATCTTGGTAACGCAACATCCGATACCATCACAGCTACAGCTCGTTTTGATTCGGATCTTGTACCAAGCACAGACTCAGCAAGAGACCTGGGTACATCTGCACTTCAGTGGGCAGAGGCACACATTGATGCAGGTTATATCGATGCAATTACTGTAACAGGTACTTCTACATTGACGACGGTTGATATCAACGGTGGTAACATTGATGGCACAGCCATCGGTGCAGCTTCCCACTCAACTGGTAAGTTTACAACTGTTGACGCTACGACCGACTTCACTATTGATGGGTTGGTCATAACTGCAGACACTATCACAAATGATGCAGCTTTGGAAGTTGCGTCAACCGGACTGACGCTCAATGCGTCTTTAGATATAGCATTGTCCGCTGATGGCGGCAACGTCACGATGGATGATGGTACAACCACAGTCTTTGATTTTAATGTTGACGATCCGGCACTTAAAATAATGGATGATGCGCAAGTGACAAATTATTTGTCCTTGGCTGTTGGTGCTAACGGAGCTACAACGATAGAGACAGTTGATGCTGACGCCGCTGCAGCAAATCTACAGATTACTGCAGATGGTACTGTTGATATTGACTCTGCAGGTCTTATGACACTGGATTCTGGTGGAGCAATCAACCTTGAGCCAGCTGCTGGTTCTGCCATCTTGCTTGATGGTACAATCAGTGTTGATGCGGGTGTCGTTACTGGTGCCACTTCAATAACTTCAACAGCGTTTGTTGGTGCTATTGACGGCGCCCTTGGTGGTAATACACCAGCCGCCGCCACAGTAACAACACTGTCAGCGACAGGAGACGTCGACTTGGGTGATGCAACCGGTGATACAATCACGGCGACCGGTCGTTTTGACTCGGACCTTGTTCCAAGCACAGACTCAGCAAGAGACCTGGGTACATCTGCACTTCAGTGGGCAGAGGCACACATCGATACAGGTAATATTGATACTGTTGTTGCAACTGCTATTACTGCTTCTGCAATTAGAGTTACAGAACTTGATGTTGTTACAATCAACTCAATTAACCAGACCGAAGCAACTCTGGAAATCGAAGATAAACTCATTGTTTCGGCAGTCAGCGCATCTTCTGCGAATGCAGATGGCGGTGGTTTACGAATTGGTGGAGCTGACAACCAAGCAGCAGGACACGCTTCTGTGCTTTGGAATCACGCCAGTTCTTCAATGCATCTCAATGTCGGTGGCGAAGTTCAGATACAAATAAAAGACGGCGCTCTTCTTCCAGGAAAAGATGACAACGTTGATATAGGATCTGCAACGGATACACTGCAGTTTAAGGACCTTTATCTTGACGGAACAGCAAACGCTGATGCCTTGGCTTTGAATTCGGGCGCAACGGTTACTGCTATTCTTGACGAAGACGCCATGGGATCGGATAGTGCTACAGCGTTGGCTACACAGCAGTCAATCAAGGCTTATGTTGATGCAAACGGTGGAAACTTCTACCTAGAAGATGATGATGGTACAGAGGTTCAAATTACCAATAGCAAAGAAATGAAGTTTATTGGTTCTGGTATCACTACTAACTGGACAGATACATCCGATGGTAGTGATGGTGATCCTTATGACTTGACCTTCACAGTAGATGCTGCACAGACTGGCATTACATCTATCTTGAACAGCAGTTTGAAGCTTGGATATGGCGCATCTGATGCATATATTCTTTTTTCAACTGATAATGAAATAAACTTTGCTATCGATAACACTACTCAGGTAGTGGTTGATGATGGTACTTTTCACCCTGAAACAGATAGTGATGTAGATTTGGGTACAACCGCTAAGCGATTCAAAACCGGTTACATAGACGATATTACTGTAACAAACCACGTTACAGCATCGTCCTTGATATCAACTGGCGACGTACACGTCGGCGCTAACGGTCACCTTGAGACAACCGACGGTGGTAATGACCACTCCATCTTCCCAACAATGACTGGCCCAGGCCAGACATTGACACTTGGTGGTGGTTCTGCTATCAGTACAGCAGGTAGCTTTTCCGCTGCAGCTGCAACAGTAACAAGCTTGAGCGTTTCTGATGGTAACATCACAAATGTTGGAGACATAAATGCTGATAGCATTAGTGTTGACGGCGCCGCAACGGGCTTGAATATTGATGGCTCCGGTGCAGACACCACAAAGTTCAAGGTAACCATGGCAGATAACTTGGCAGACGCTCTCAATATTAATGAGGGTGGAAACTCTTATCTTAAATTCGTTACTACGAATGGTTCTGAGCAGGTTGTGTTTGGTAAGAACTCCACTTTTGCAAGCACCACAATTGCTGACCTCGGTACTGTAACAACTGCAGACATCAACGGTGGTACAATTGATGGCGTAACATTAGGTTCAACAAATACAATTAATGTTACAGCAATCGACCTTGATGGTGCAACAGCACTTGGTGGAGCAAGCATGGCTCAGGCTGACTTGTTACTCATCGACGATGGTGCCGGCGGTACCATGAAGTCTGTTACTTTCTCGAACTTTGAGGATTCAATTTTCGGAAATGTTTCAGGTGACGCAACAGTCGCAGCAGGTGGTGCTTTAACAATCGCCGCCACCGCGGTCGAAGGAAGTATGCTTAATAACAATATCGTTAGTGGTCTTGATGATATCAATGCTGCTATCGCAGCAACTGACGAGATGATCATCAGCGATGCTGGTACAATCAAGAGAACAGACGTTTCACGTCTTGGTACCTTCTTGGGCGGCGGCGACGGCCTTCAGGTCACATCTGGTGTGTTGAGTATTACTCCTGTAGAAGACATTTGTTCATCAGCATCAAAGAATAGTATCCTTTCAAATGACTTGGTTACAGCTTCTTTAACGCAGGATATGGTATCTGGTTCACTTCAAGTATTCTTGAATGGTATGCTACAGACACCTTCTGGCTCGGTTCAGGGTGGCTCTGATCACACCGCAATCTACGACTATTTGTTGATTACTTCTTCGCATGACGGTGAGGCCTTCGCAGGTAAGCCTAAGGTTTGGTTTGCACAGGCTATTGATAGCGACGACGTCATTCAGCTCCGTTACATCAAGAAATAATTATTCCTACCAACTTTCCTACCCAAGCCCGGTTTTCACCGGGCTTTTCTTTTTCTTGTTGCCGTTGCAGGATAGAAAAACTATTTAATAAGTAAAATAACATTTACTTTAAGTTCCTCAAGGAGATAGCAACATGGCAGCTAGAAAATTTAAGTTCGTTTCACCCGGAGTTTTTCTAAAAGAGATTGATAACTCACAATTACCCAAATTACCTGGAAATATAGGCCCAGTAATAATCGGAAGGACCAGAAAGGGTCCAGCGTTAAATCCAGTAAAGGTAAATTCATACGCAGAATTTGTAGAAATGTTCGGAGAGACAGTCCCCGGAAACCAAGGCGATGATGTGTGGAGAGAGGGGAACGGTCTTTTGTCCCCGGCTTACGCTCATTACGCAGCAAAAGCATATTTCGCCGCAGACATTGATTCTCCGGTAACAGTCATAAGACTCTTAGGAGCTTCAGGTGATAATGCAACCTCAGCCGCCGGCGCACAAGCAGGATGGGCAGTAGACAAAGCCTGGGCCCTTATAACTTACCCTTCGGGCTCATCTACCGCTAATGACCATACAGTTTCAGCGGTATTTTATACGCCTGCAACGGGTACCATGGTGCGATTAGCAGGTCAAGGCGAAGGCGCCGATTTTACAAAAGACTCACCAGCTGATTTTGGAACTTCAGTGCTGACAGATACCAACGGAGATTTCAAGATTATAATCTCAAGCACAGATAGAGACACCAAGGAAGTCCCGGTAAACTTTCGCAAGGGAAGCAAAAATTACATTAGAAGCGCTTTGAATACTAACCCTGTATTAACAAACACTAGTGTATCTTATATAACATCTGGTACGTTGGCGGACAAGTACTGGCTCGGAGAAACATTTGAGGAAAGTTTAAACTCAGCTTCCGATGCCAAGAAGTGTGGATATATGGTTCAGTTGCAAGCAGAAACAACTGACTTCGAGGATTATACTCACGATGCATCTGCGGGAAGAACAGGTTGGGTATTCAGTCAACATGAAGGTACCGCCAAAGACTATACTGCCGAAGATATGCCTTTGCTATTCAGGCTGATCGCGTTGGCTGAAGGTGAAGAGCCTTCAAAGAATTTAATAGTATCAATCGAAGATATAAGAGTTCCGCAAACCGGAGACACTGATCCATATGGTTCATTCTCGGTTGTTATTAAAAAGGTTTTTGGAACAAAGCTAGAAGTAGTGGAATCTTTTGTCGGTTGTAATTTGAACCCTAATTCTCAAAATTATGTTGCGAGGCAAATCGGAGACCAATTCTTCCAGTGGTCTTCTGCAGAAAAGAGAAATAAGGTTTACGGAAACTATCCAAACAATTCAAAGTATATCAGAATCGACATGGACTCAAATGTCGACATGGGTGCTGTGTCACCCTCTAAGGTACCTTTCGGATTTTATGGACCGGTCATACCAAAAAGAATAGAAAAAACTGTTAGTAGCGGTGTTATCAACGAGATAGGCGGCGCCAGCACTTTTATTGAAGAAAGTACTCGATTCAAAGCTGCGAATGTAGCAGACGCAGGTACTGTAACAATCCGTTGGCCAAGTCTAAAGACAACAGTTAGTGCCTCCGTAAGAGGAACAGACAGCTTTGGAGCGGCAGTTTATAAATTGTCAGGAGATAATCTCACCAGCGAATTAGACACAGGCATGATAGATTACATTAGGAAGATGCCTGCAGGCTTAGCGAAGCAACAAACTGATGGTATTTCCGACGGCTCGACAACTGAATATGCGTTCACATTCAGTTTAGATGAAATCCGTTTAGAGGGGTCAAATTTAACTGATACTTCACTTGCGAATGTAACATCTTCAGTTTTCGTTAGTGGTTCTAGAGCTTGTCAGTCATCAACAGCAACAATTCTTGTGAAAACAACAAATCCAGCGCAACTTAGAGATATGAAATTCACACTAGTGGATACTGCAGGGGTTAGTAAAGAATATCAAACCCATGATGCTCTTCATGATGATTACGAAACAGGCGAGGTTAGTTCTAACGGCGCTTCAATTCTTGCAGACATTAAAGGTTTAAGCTCTCAAGGCACGATTGCAGCACAAATTAAGGCCGCTATAGAATCAACCCTGGGCCACAATGGTTCAATTACTTGTGCACTTAGTACGACATCAGCAACAAATGACACAATTACAATTACTCAACTAGCTAAAGGCACCGGCGGCAACACAACTATAAGTGCCGTAACAAATGGTAACGCAACACATCTTACAATTAATGGCGCCATTACACAAACCGCTTTTGCTGGGGGCGTCGGAAACGCAGAGGGAACCTCATATACTGCTGATAATCCAACAAACGGGGTCTCAAACTTGTTAGAGCTAGGTTTCGATAAGTTCCAGATGCCTCTCGTCGGCGGATTTGACGGAGTAGATGTCACAGAGCCGGATCCATTTGCGAATAGGTTAACATCTGGCAAGACAACTGCCAACTCGTATGCCTTCGCATCAATAGATCGAGCGATAGAGCTTGTTAAGGACCCCGAGTTGATCGAGCAGAACCTAGTTGTTATGCCGGGTATCACCACGGATGCACTGACCACAAAGCTGGTAGAGAAGTGTGAATCTAGAGCAGATTGTTTAGCAATAATTGATTTGCCTGACGTATATTTGCCGGCACATGAAAAGAAGTGCAAAGTGTTTTCTGACAGAATCGGTACAACGCCTTCAAAGGCTGCAAAAGCAATAAAAGCTAGGCAGCTAAACTCTTCTTATGGTGCGACATACTACCCATGGGTAAAGATCAAGGACACTGATTCATCAAGAGATATATGGGTTCCACCTTCAGTAGTTGCTTTGGGTGTCATGGCCTATACAGAGCAAAGAGACGAGGTTTGGTTCGCTCCTGCAGGTTTCAACCGCGGTGGCTTGAACGAAGGGAATGCTGGTGTACCGGTATTGCAAGTTTCTGAGCAGCTTTTATCCAAGCAAAGAGACACACTTTACGAGTCTAGTGTTAATCCAATCGCTTCATTTGTAACTGAAGGTTTGGTTATATTTGGTCAGAAGACACTTCAAACAACACCTTCAGCACTGGATAGGATTAACGTAAGAAGATTGCTCATCTTCGTCAAAAAAGAGATTTCAAGAATCGCAAGCGGTTTACTGTTCGACCAGAACGTACCAGCTACTTGGAACAGATTCCTTGGTCAGGTTAACCCTTTCTTGCAAAGTGTTAAGACAAGACTTGGACTCTCTGATTATAAGGTTATCTTAGATAATAGCACTACAACACCAGACTTGGTGGATAGAAATATTATGTATGCGAAGATCTTCTTGAAGCCAGCTAGAGCAATTGAGTTTATTGCAGTTGATTTTGTTATAACAAATACAGGCGCTTCTTTTGATGATTAAGTTAAAAAAGTGTTTGGAATCATATATAGTTATAGGAGATAATAAATAATGAGTTTTTGGAACCAAGCAAGCATAGAGCCAAAGAGAGCGTTTAGATGGCTACTTTACATCTCTGGTATGCCGCAGTTTATAGTAAAGAATGTAAAGAAGCCAAGTTTTCAGGTAGCAACAACGAACCATGATTTTATAAATTACAAGTTCTACTACCCTGGTCGAGTGACCTGGCAGCCAATCACGGTCACAATTGTTGACCCTGTGCAGCCTGACTCTACAGCTAGTTTGGTTAAGATTCTAGAAAGTGCTGGCTACGTTTTGCCTGATGAATATACTTCGCAAGCAAACGAGCCAAGAACAATCTCCAAGCAAGCGTTCGTAGATGCTCTCGGTGGACAGATACAGCTTGTACAGTTTGGTGCAAACACAGGCGCTCAACAAGAAAACGTTTTGGAAAAGTGGTCTATCAATAATCCTTTCATTACGAGTGTTGATTTTGGGAGCCTAGACTACAGCCAAGATGAGTTGGTAAATATTTCAATAACCTTCCAGTATGATTGGGCTAATCTTGAATTGCCTGAGACAACTCCTGGTAAGATTTGGACTCTTAACCCAACAGCAGCGACAATTGAATAAAAGAAAAGAGGTATAAATGTCAAGAAATTCAAGGAGAACGAAAGTTCGGCAGGTTAACAAGCCTGCACCGCAACCTACTCCTCCTTCTCACCTGAACGACAAATCAAATCCATTTGGTATAAGTTTTGTTGTACCTACTCACACAGTAGAGTTACCCTCTCGTGGAAACTATTATCCACAAGGGTCTACTATGGCGGGAAGAGAGAAAGTAGAAATAAAACAAATGACGGCAAAACAAGAAGAGATTCTATCGAATGCTGATTATTTGACTGATGGCACCATGTTAGATAGACTGGTGTCAAGTATATTAACAGATAACACTATCAATGTAGAAGAGATGTTCTCCGGAGATAAGAATGCTATTATTGTAGAAGCCAGAAGAACTTCCTATGGAAGCGAGTATAGTGTAACACAAACCTGTGAAAATTGCAAAAACAACGAAGTTTTTATATTTGATCTTTCAAAGGTCTCAATAGAAGATCAGGAAATCGAAGGAGTTACTTATTCAGAAGAAACAAACTTGTTTTCTTTTAAACTTCCTTCAACCGGTCTAGACGTCAGCATCAAAATGCTATCTTCTGCAGACCAAAGATTTTTAAATGAACAGAACGATAAAGCAAAGAAGTTAAATATTGAAAATTCAGAAACTTTAAATTTTCTTAGAAGATGTGTTGTCAGTGTAAGCAACATAGAAGACAAACAACTTTTAAATGATTTGTTTTCAGTATTGCCGGTTTTGGATATCCGGAAGATAAAGAAAGTTTCCAACAGTATTGTTCCAACTTTGAACACTAAACAAGAAGTAACATGTGGTGGCTGTGGTCATGTCACCGAAAGCGAGGTGCCCTTTTCGTTGGGCTTCTTTTGGCCTGACATCTGAGTATGTTAAGGAGGTCACATACCAGGAAATATTCTTTCTCCAACATCACGGACGCTTCACGTTTACAGAAGCTTATAACCTACCTATCGGACTTCGAAAGTGGTTTGTGTCGAAAAACATAGACTTAATCGAAGAGAGAAATAACAAATCTTAAAAAACATCCTTAGCTGCATATTTACTAAGAGGTATTGTAAATGAACTGGGAAGAAATCGCAAAGCTGGTCAAACAGGCCGAGAAAGAAAAAGACCCTGTGAAGCAGAAGGGTCTGTTCGAAAAGGTAAAAGCCGGCATTGAATCACTTAAAGAAAAAGCCACCTCCGCGGGCTTCAAGTCTTTCGGCGGCGCCTTCGATATTTTCAAAGAAGCTTCTGATGTATACAAGGCTGAAAGAGAATCAATCAAGAATACCGGATTGTTGCTCGAAGAGCTGTCTGGACCCGGTGGTTTATTTTCAAAATTTTCACAAATTGGTGAAGAAGGCGTAGGTCTCTTTGGTAGAATAGACGAGGGTGTAAAAGGTGCAGACCAGCTAGCTAAAAACATGAAAGGCCTCTTTGCTGTCTTTGATAATGTTGAGTCGCTATCTAAAACTGCCACTGTTCTTAATGAGCTTGGAGTTTCATTCGGTACTTTGGGCGATGTTTTAGACTCAGCAGTTTTAGGCTTTGGGATGTCAGGTGAAGCTGCAGAGAAACTTACAAGATCCATAGCTGGGATTGGCGAAGCAACAGGTGTGGGTATGCAAACAGCCATGGAAAACTTTTCAGCAGCCCAGAAAAGCATGGCTTATGACTCAAATACTTTAATGGAAAATTTCAAAAGCTTACAACTCACAGCTGGACAAACGGGTGTAAGCTTCAATAAGTTGACATCTGCTTTTGGTGAATCGATGGATGAGTTCGGTGGATCTGCACGGAAGGCCGGCTCTTTGAATGCGATATTAGGAAGATCCGTCTTTAATTCAATCGACTTACTTGGCAAGACGGAAGCACAAAGAGTAGAGACAATCGTGAAAGGTATCAAGGAAAGCGTAGATGTTAAAGCACTGGGTAGAAACAAGTTCCAACTAAAAGCAGTAGCGGATGGCCTGGGTTTAACTCCAGACGAAACAAGAAGATTGTTGTCAGGTCAAATGTCCGTGGATGAAGCTCTTGCTGGTAAAGAATCGGCTGATCCAAGAATCAGAGCCAATGCAAAGATGGCGGATCTTCTTGAAAAAAGAACAAACCCAGCCCTCGCACAATTTGAGTACACAATTAGAAGAACTCGCAAAGCCATGGACAATGTAGCAGCAAGTGCAAACAAGGTCCAACGAGATTTGATCAGGAACCTGGCTGATTCTCTTGTTAGAACTGGCCAATTTAAAGATATTTTACCGTCCACGCGCCCAGCTGAAGTGGCAAAGACTCTGGACAACATGATGAATCAGATGTCTCTTGAGCAAGTCGAGAAGATCATCGCCAAGACCAATATTGGGCTCACCACAAAAAAGATAAAAGAAGGTGGACTGTTCGATGCCGAGTTTCTCAGAAAGGAAGGCGGTGAAGCATTTAAAAGATTTTTCATAGCTGTCAAAGAAGAGGCTGCTACAGCAGCCCAAACACCCGGAGGCACCACCGACGAAGCAACAGTTGCCAAATTTGGAAATATGAATTTTTCTCAAGAAACCTTGGACGCCACCAGAGGCGCATTGCGCAAAGAAAACGTCGACGAGCTTCTTGACGCACTTTCGAAAGGGGCAAAACAGTTCGAGGAAATCATGGACAAAATAGCGATTGGGTTGAAGTTAAAAAGAAAGTAAAAGGAGGATAATTTATGGCATCATTTCATGACATAGCAAAAGGTAGCGATCATTTAGTTAAGTTTTTGCACGTTGCAACGGAAACTAGGGTAGAATTCCCTGCCTTTATAAAAGAGTATTCAGATTCTTTTTCCGTATCTTGGGGGACCGAACAGATCTTTGGTCGAATGGATCCCATAAAACCCTATAGAGGCACAACAAGAAGAATCTCTATAGCTTTTGATGTTCTGGCACCAACGTTAGAAAAGGCAAAAGAAAACATGAACAACTACAGCACGCTTGTTAAAATGATGTATCCCGTTTATGGGGAACCACTCCAGGGAGGAGAGAAAGGACTGGGAAGAACCTTGAAGGCGCCACCATTATTGAGAATACAGTTTCTAAACTTAGTAAAGAATTACTCAGATGAGTCCATGGAAGAAGGTTTGCTTGGCTGCATTGGCGGTTTTAGTTTTAGGCCCAATAGGGACTCGGGATTTTTTACCCTTGATAACGAATTGTTGCCAAAGAATTTTAGCATATCTTTCACTTTTGAGCCTCAGCACGAATCACCATTAGGGTTTAGAGGAAAGAACTTCATAAATCCATCTTTTCCTTATGGTAGACCAACAGGAGAGCCTATCGATACAGATAAGGTAGACTCAGGTACAGCCCAAGTGCAAATTAAAAGAGAAAATGATATACTCGGAGGTCAAGAATGATAGATAGAAACGAAAGAAGAGAAATCCTGATCAACGATCACCCTTTCTATAAGAAAAAGCTAAAGAATAGAGGCTTAAAATTTTTCAGGCATTACTCAAAGATGAAATTGTCTGAAATTTCTCAAGAAGATATGAAGGATCTAACTATTTTGGATCATGTTTATGCCACAGGAGATTCTTTGAGTAAAATAGCATACAAGCACTACGGTGACACTAGGTATTGGTGGGTGTTAGCAGCCTTTAACCAGAAGCCAATTGACAATTTAATAAAAACAGGAGATATTATACATGTACCTCTTCCTTTGAATGAGATAATGTATTTATTAACCAGAGATGAGTGACGAAAAATCAATTTCATTTAATGAACAAGGATATTTAATCTGGGATCACTTTATAAAAGGTGCCGGAAGAAAACAAGGAAGCAAGCTGGGTCAGGGTAAGTCATCCAACAGTGGAATAACCTGTCACAAAGTTACAGGCAACTATACCAATGTAGATTTCGTCTCTAAAGTAATAAAAAAAGAAAATATTGATGTTTATAGAAATCTTATGGATCTGGAGACAAGAAAGTTGTCTTCGCTTGTTCCTGAAGTGAAGCTTTTCAAGATAAAAGATAAAAGATATATTCCTTTTTACTTTCCAGTCGCCGCAGAAAATGCTACTATAACATCTTTGCTTCAACCAGGCGCCTCCGTCGGAGGAGTTGGCATTAAAAGTTTTTCTTATCAATTTATAGGTAAAGATTTTTTTACAAGAGACAAGCAGATAGAGTGCTCGTTAGAGCTTTTCGTTGATTCAATAGAGAACGTGTTTAAAACTCCACCACCAGGCTTCGCGACACTAGCAGAATTGTTCACAATTTCTAGATCTGAGAGTGTGTCCTTGAGAGGTTCTATGTCGAAAGAAGTTTCAAGTGAGCAAGTAAACAAGCCCAGTTCACATGAAATTGGAGCATTTATAGGATACTCTGCACCAAACACAGAAGACCTTTTAACACAATCTGAGAGAAGAGCAATAGAAAATACTTCGATATCTTTGAGGATGACATATATAAACCACAATCTTAATGTGGCTCAAGACGGCACGGCCACAATCAAGGTAGATTACATTGGTAGGTTGTCCGGTATTCTGGATGATCCAATGTACAACATTATATCAACACCAGAAGAAATCCTTGCACTCGCAGATATACAGAAAGAGGTAGATGAAGCTAAACGAAGCGCAAAAGTAAATGATGTAAAACGAAAAGAGACTGAAGAGAAGATAAAAAGTATCATAAAAAAGAAAGCGAGTGAAAATTTTATTTCTGTCATGGAAATCTTGAGAAGAGAAAAGAAATTGCACGAAGAACCAATCAGGCTCATCGACTCGAAATTGTATAATCAATATGTTGGTAGACAAGAAGATCCGACTCTTGGTGTACTCATTAAGAATCCTTCGGGAGAGGGGTCACCTACAAATGCATACGACACCGCGAAACTATCCGCACCCGGGTCTGTTATTAGTACTGATCTTGTTACAAACTATGTGTACATGGGAGATTTTATTCAAGCGGTGATTTTCAGCACAAAAGAATCCTTAGAGAGAGCAAAAAAAGATTTAGAGAAACAGCGCCAATCTGGAGCGCTCGGAGCAAACAAGGTAGATGCAAAACTCAAACCCATTCAAAATTCTTTAGATAATTTAGAAAGTTTCAAAGTCCTATTTGGAAAGGTCGCGATCGTTACAGGAGAGACATCAGCGATTCAGGTCAACCTAGCGGATATTCCGGTTTCCGTAAAGACTATTTCAGACTTTGTGTTTAAGAATATTGAACAGAAGTTTTCCTCAAGAAAAACTTTAAAATCATTCTTAGAAGAAGTTGTAGGTCAACTATATCCAATGGCCACAACTAGACACCTTTATAAAGATGCTAAGACCTTGCCTTCAAACATTTCAGTAAAAGCAGTCGGCATTACAGGCGAGCGTACCGCAGTACTTAGCGCTGGAAACTCTGAAGTCTCTATATCTAAGTTGCCCAACTTCTTAAAAAACTTTAATCAAAGAAGAAGAAAGAAGGACGATATTGATTATATGATAATATATTCTGAGGTTTCTTCAAACAGAAACTCTGGCCTCGCGGGAGACGTAAAGAAAGATGCGGAAAAGGGTGTGTATCACTTTAACCTATCAAAAGATAGAGGAATGGTAAAGAGTATCAACTTCAGCTTAAACAATGTAAGATTTAGAAAAGAAGCTTTAATGCTGGAATCTGTTGATTTATACGACGAACTAAAGATGCCTTATAACGCTTCCATAGAAATGGTGGGCAACAACTTGTTCCTACCAGGATCCATGATATATATTAACCCATCCAGCATCGGCTTCGGTGACCCTAGAAACAAGCGATCAGCAGCCGCCAGGCTCGGCCTCGGCGGATATTATATTGTTATCTCTGTCAACACTGCATTCACCGCAGGTCAGATGGTCACAAAGTTAGATACTCAACACCATTCTTGGGCAGACGATGATTCCAGACTATCAACAACAGAGATGCTTCAAGAGACAGGAATCTATCAGACGGCCGTCAGAAATGTGGAAACAGGCAACACAACTAATCTTAAGGAGCTTTACAAGTAATGTCTTTCTTATATAAAGATGGAAAATACAGTACGACTCGCGACAGCTTTGTGGGAAGAAAAGCTTACAAAGAAAATGCTAAGTTAGACCAGGTTCAAGTTCTGGATACATGGTATCAGTATCCAAGTTATGGACTTCTTAACAAAGATTTCGAACCCGTTATATTGAATACTGACGAAACAGGTGCTAACTTAAACATTTTTGGACAATATGCTGGAGAAGACCTGCGCGCAGCCCCCTTTGTCGCAGAGGCTTTTGACGACTTTAGAACTTATTATGTTAACACCACATTGGAGAAAAACGTTGACTTTCCTTTATTTATAGATCAGGTCATACCAAAGGTTGCTTACTTGTCTTTCGATGAGCAATATCAAAATTATGTAGCATCAAATATGAACACTTTTGCTTCTTTGGTTTTGGAGAAAATTTCGTCAATTGATCAATTTAATGAAGAATTGTCTAAAATCATACAAGGAAATATACTTAAATTTCCAATAACTAAGTCCGGTTTCTTGCTCTCCCAACAATGTCCAATAAATGTTTCAGGTCTCTGTGTCGAGCTAGCGATTTTGGACTTTAATTCAGATACAGAAAAAGCGAAACTATTTGACACAAAGGAATTTCAGTGTTATGCTGAGGTTGCAAATGTTTACGGCTTCTATGTTGACAAGAACGCGCCATGGAGATTGATAGCTAATTTGCAGAGCCCCATAATGAAAGAATACATAGACAGGTACAGAAGAGGCACAGACACTGACATAATTTTAGATAAAATGTTTAGAAGTAAAACACAGTACGAGGATATTTCTAGTGTTTACTATTTCCATGCAGCTGTATTCAATGAGATGTTAGATATTTTAGAATTGCAGGCATCGTATTCAATTTCGGAAGAAGATTTAATATCATCGACGTTGAGATATAGAATGTTAGAAACAGGTGTCCCTATGGATCAGTTTGAAAAAAACAGAAATAATGTTTTAGATTTACACAACATATATGCTTCTAGGCATCCTTTTGATCCGCTGAAACAAGCATCCGGAAAGATCGGAAAGATTTGTTCTGAAAAATTGAAAGAAATTTATCTTGCAAAATCAAATATAAACAGTTATAATGAGACAACATTAAAGGAATATAGTGATTTTACAGACCCTAGATATCAAAGATAACTGCACCGGTATTTTCCATAATGATGAATTTTTGCTCGACGGCTTTCAAGAGCTGTTAGATCAATACTCTTTAGCCTGGAAACATTCCCCAATGTTGGATGACGAAAAGTACAAGTATTTGTATTTGCTTATAAAAGAGGAAGATCTTTCTTCGTACTGCCATGACCCGGAGCTTTTCATTACATATCGGAAAAAACTAGAAGCCCACCAAAAGGCAGCAGTTTCTGCAAAAGTTAGTTTGCAAGACACCTGTTTTTTTGATTTGCTACCTGAACATCAATTATTGAAGTGGTTCAGAGTTCGAGCTGGAGCCATGGACAATTTGCAAAAAACAGTACCCTTTCAAGAAGATTATGACATCTTACATAAGGCACATGTACTAACAACGACTATTGCTAGACAGGATATTAACTTCGAGGGTAAAGCAGGTAGAGTTTTGTATAACATTTTCGGGTCGGCAACAGGAAGACTAACAACTCGAAGAGGCTCAGTCCCAGTTTTGACCTTAAAGAGAGAACAGAGAGAATTGATTAAGCCTCAGAACGATGTATTCGTTGAGCTAGATTTAAACGCTGCAGAAGTAAGAACGTTGATAGCTCTTTCAGGCCGAGAGCAGCCACAGGGCGACATTCACGAGTGGGTTGTGAAGAATGTGTTTGATGGAGAGAAAGAGCGCACAAAAGCGAAGGTAGAGTTGTTTGCCTGGCTGTATAATCCTTCGAGTTCGAAAAGTCAATTTGACCAAATTTTTTCGCGGACAATTTTTCGAGATTTTTTTGCCCCTGAAGACCAAGTGCTTACAACGCCATTTGGACGAAGACTTGCCGTAGATGAAAGAAAAGCACAAAATTACTTGCTTCAATCAACAACATCCGATATAGTTATACAAAACGCGTACAAGATTATGAAGATGCTTAAAGGTAAAAAGTCTAAAATAGCGTTCACATTACACGATTCGATTATTGTTGACATGGACAAAAAAGATGCTATAATGTTAAGAGATATAAAAGAGCAGTTTGAGGAAACACCTTGGGGTCCTTTTAGAAGTACGTGTAAAATCGGTAAAACATTTGGTGATTTAAAGGATTTGGTGATTTGAAAACAATATTGGGCATAGGTACAGCAGGCAGCAACGTTGTAAGGCAACTTGGCGAACACAAGGTGTATAAACCATACACAATTTGTACCAAAAATCAAAAAACAACAAAATACCACTTCAACCTACCCGAACTCGACGGTCCCGAGGAATACGAGTCGATGGATATGACAAAGCTAGAGAAGTGGCTGTGCACAATCGAAAAAAATTGCACCGTATTTCTATGCGGAGCATCCAATTCGTCGGGCATCACCCTACGAGCGCTCCACTTTCTACACCAAAGAGGTGTAAAAATGGACATTGTGTATTTTACGCCCGAGATCGAGGTTCTTTCTGAGGAGAAAACTTTATGCGAAAGGGCTGTGAAGGGCGTTTTGCAAAATTATGCTCGAAGTGGCCTATTTGAAAAAATTTGTCTCGTATCCAACCTCCGGTTGGAGCAAATCGCGGGATCGACGAATGTGTTTGATTATTATGATCAAATAAACCGTGTATTTACAAGTACTTACTATATGATGGATGTGTTTAAAAATACAGAACCGGTTACTTCCACCTTTAAAAGACCAAATGCTCCTTGTAGGATAACCACTATTGGCCTGGGATCATTAGAGAATGACGATTTAACGTTTTTTCCTTTCAATCAAGAGGTGGAAGTGGTATACTATTATGGTATCAATGAAGAAAAGTTAAAAACAGAAGAAAACTTGTTCAGAACAATAACAAACACAGTAAAATCAAAAATTACAGAAGAGAGAAAAGTGAGCTTTGGGATTTTTCCAACACAATATGAAGATGACTACATTTACGTGGAATACTTTTCTCCAAAAATTCAAAAATAAATATTGACACAGATTAGAAAATAAGATATTATAAGAATATAAACTAAAAGGAACAAAATGAACAGAGAACAATACGAAGACCTCAAGGTTACGATACAAAATTTTGATCAAACTTACGTGTTTGATGTAGATCCTTCGCTAGTGTATGAGGATACAGCAACTTCACAAATTAGGCAAAAAGGAGCAGTCATCAAGAAGGTTCCTGCTATGGTTGCGGATATCGAGGCAAATGGGCAAGAAATTCCCGCAGACGTAAGAGTGATGCCTGATGGAACTTTTGAGCTTAAAGATGGAATAACCAGATGGCTTTCCCAGAAGAAAATTCCAGGCGGAAAGCTCAAAGTGTCTGTATATCATGACACAATATTTACAAATGAAGACGAGTGGACATTTCATCAAATTGAAGCAAATGAACACGAAACTGCAACATCGAATTCAAAAAAAGACATCGCTTTTCAGGTCGAAAAGCTTTGGACATCAGGCGCTCTAGAAAGAAGACTAGGGTATCGATATATAGGAAATGAAGCTCGCTTTATGAGAGAGGCACCTACGCTTTTAAAGAGTCAAACTTATAAGAGAGCTTCTGTTACCAAGAAATCACTTGAAAATTATTTAAAAAAGTGTGTCAACAGTTCATCAAAGGTAAAGAGTAGGTATCACAATTATACAAAAGGCCCCAACGGGACTTGTTGGGAGACGTTTAGTCAACTAAACACTTTGGGGTGGTCTGGAAATAAAGCAAATGATATTTGTAACAATATTGCAATATACGGAATGTATGACGCCGGCGAGGCAAAGGATATAGCTGGGTATGTCTGGATAAAAGCATCCAAGAATCCAAATGCGAAATATTATCTTTTAGCGTGGGTTGGCAACTTGTCCAACAAAAACAATACAGGCATCAAAAAAGAAAGACAAAGGATTTTTGATGCTTATAAAACAGAAATGCAAAATCATCCAAAGTTTAAAGTTCCTATGTTTGATGGTATCTTTTTCTTGCCACAAATTAAGACAGGCAAAGACAAGGAGATTCTACAAAAACTTTACTCGCCCCAAGAATTAAACTTGACATAAATAACAAAACATAGTATTATAAGAATATGAGTTGGTCAGGATATTTGCTGACCTGCTATAGCCGAGAGTGTGCAAAAAAACAACATACCATAAGGAGGTAATAATAATGGCACTTAATTTAGACGCAATGAAAGCGAAGTTAGATAAACTTAATGGAAAGGGTGAAGGAAAGAAGAATTTCTGGCGCCCAGAAGACGGAGAAAGCAATATTCGTATTGTTTCCACTCCAGATGGTGATCCTTTCAAGGAGAAGTTCTTCCACTATGGAATCGGTGGACAGTCTTTTCTTTGCCCGAAGCGAAACTTCGGAGATGATTGCCCAGCATGCAATTTTGCAAACAAGTTGTGGAACGAGGGTACAGAAGAGAGCAAGCGACAAGCAAAGGAAATGTTCGCAAAGCAGAGGTTCTTTTCACCGGTTCTTGTTCGAGGAGAAGAAGCTGAAGGTATCAGAGTCTGGGGCTATGGTAAGATGGCTTATGAAAAGTTGCTTACAATTGTTCTCGACCCTGATTACGGAGACATTACAGACCCCGAGACTGGCAACGATCTTAAGTTGATGTACGGCAAGCTACCCGGAGCTAGCTTTCCTCGTACTGACATTCGACCTAGGCCACGAAAGACCACCCTTTGTGACGAAGCTGTTGGTGGTGATGAAAGATGTGCGGAACTTTTGGAGACAATTCCGAACTTTGACGAAATTTTCGAGAGAAAGACAACAGAAGAGGTGCAATCAATCATGGATCAACACCTTTCTGGGGAGTCTGGAAACGCCGAACTTGAAAAGTTCGGAAACAACACTAATACTACAACTACTGATGCAGTTGAAGATGCATTCAACGATTTGTTGAACCAGTAGGATATAATATGCCTAAAATATCAAAACTCAAAAAAGGTGCATTAGATATTGCCTCAATTCGAGGCATTATCAACAAGAAAGCTGGTAGGGAAGTGGCACATTCACTTCAGGATAATAATCCAACAGAGGTGAATGAATGGATCCCTACTGGCTCCCGATGGCTTGACGCCATCATCTGCAAAGGCAGACATGCAGGGATTCCTGTGGGTAAGATCTCAGAAATCGCTGGCCTCCCAGGTACTGGCAAGTCATTCTTGGCTGCTCAGATTGCTGGGAACGCTCAAAAGATGGGTATCGATGTGGTGTACTTTGATTCAGAGTCTGCTATCGATCCTTCCTTTATGGAGCGCGCCGGCTGTGATTTGGACAGGTTGATGTATGTTCAGGCAGCATCTGTTGAGTTTGTCCTGGAAACCATCGAAGAATTGCTAGCTACTGGTAACAAATGGCTTTTCATTTGGGACTCCCTGGCCCTTACTCCGTCGATTTCTGATGTTGAAGGAGACTTCAATCCTCAGTCTTCTATGGCAGTAAAGCCGAGAATCCTGGCCAAGGGAATGTCTAAACTAACCATTCCTATCGCTGATGCGAACGCTACCTTTCTAGTTCTCAATCAATTGAAGACTAACTTGGGAGCAAGAACACCAGCCCAGGCCATGACAGAACCATATACGACCCCAGGGGGAAAGGCCATGATTTATGCTTATTCCCTTCGTGTGTGGCTCACCGCAAGAAAAGCTAAAGCTAGTTTCATCGTAGATGACAATGGTTTCCGCATCGGATCTGAAGTGAAGGTAAAGCTAGAAAAGTCTCGTTTCGGGACCCACGGCCGTACCTGTAACTTCAAGATCCTGTGGGGTGATGACGCCGTTGGTGTCCAAGACGAAGAAAGTTGGTTCGATGCAATCCAGATCTCTGAAAGACTTGAACAGTCTGGTGCATGGTTTACGCTAATCCACAATGATGGGTCTAAGGAAAAGTTCCAGCGCAAGCAATGGGTAACCAAACTTGAGAGTGAAAAATTCAGAGAAAGTGTCTTGACTATTATTGAAGAAGATGTTATTATGAAGTTCAAGAATAGAGAAGGCAAAGCAGACGACTTCTATGACGCGGACGATGTCCCGCCGACAGAATAGTCACCCACACAAGCCCGGCTCTTCGCCGGGCTTTTTTTATGGAGAATATAAATGAAGAGAATGATGATAGTGGATGCGTATAACCAGTTTATCCGCGGATATATAGTAGACCCTAGCAAAAACCCAAACGGCTCTCCCATCGGCGGTATGAGGACGTTTATCAATATCCTGAACAAGCTTACAAGAGAGATTAAACCAGATCTCATGGTTTTGGTTTGGGATGGCAAAGGCGGCAGCAAAAAGCGTCGAGCAATGAACAAAAACTACAAAGGCGGCCGCAAGCCTCCAAGGACAAACTGGTCACAAGTAGGAATGGATGAAGAAGACGTCCTAGACAACAAAGTATGGCAACAAATGAGAGTCATTCAATATCTAAATCAGACACCTGTCATCCAGTTCATGGAGAATCTAGTAGAGGCTGATGATGTCATTTCATATGTAAAGAGCAGCTCCGCTTTCACAGAATGGCAAAAAGTTATTGTGTCTGCCGACAAGGATTTTATTCAATTACTTGACGACAAGACAATTTTACACAGACCTATTCAGAAGGAATATTTGAATAAGAACTCTATAGTCGAAAAGTTTAAGATCCATCCGACAAACTTTGCACTGGCTAGAGCTATTGTGGGAGACTCCTCGGATAATCTCCCGGGAGTCCCTCGCGTTGGTTTAGAAACTGTAGCAAAAAGATTTCCTTTTCTAAAAGAGGAAGAGACGCACTACTTAAGTAGTATCCTAGAAGAATGTACCCGGCCAGAGAACAAACAAAAAGTTTACACAAATATTTTAGAATCAAAGGAGTTAATCGAAAACAATTATGATATTATGCAATTATCTTCGCCCATGCTATCAATTCAAGCCAAACAAGGGATTGACGATACGTTTGAGCAATATAAGCCCCACTACAATCAAACGGAAATGAGAAAACTTATGCTTCAGGATGGTGTGTTGACTGTCACTACAACAGACTTGGAACAAAGATTTAATAACATTATCACTTCCTTTTCACAATAAAATCTGGTATAGTATAACAAATACTAAGGAACAAGAATGGAACAAGTAAATAACTTCTCAAAGTTTGGCAAATCATTTCAAGAAGATTTGTGTCATCTGATTTTGAACGACCGAATATTTGCAGATCAGATGTTTGAAGTTTTAGATACAAGCTTTCTAGAATTAAAGCACTTAAGAGTATTTACTAGGAAAGTAAAGGAATATAGAGAAAAGTATGGAGTCCACCCCACATCTAATATCATGCATTCCATCATTCGAACAGGTTTGGATGATGAACCAGAATCAGTCAAGGTACGAATCCGCGAGTACTATGCGAGAGTTCTTGCAAATGGAGAAGTCCCCGACGGTGCAGACTTTATTAAAGATACGGCTCTGGATTTTTGCAAAAAACAAAAACTCAAAGAAGCTCTGATTAAATCAGTTGAGCTTATTAAATCTTCTTCTTTTGATGAAGTTTCAAAAGTTATAGACAACGCCCTTAAATTGGGATCGGACAATACACTAGGTTATGATTATCTTGCAGACTTTGAAGCGCGTTTTGTTAAGAGACACCGCAACCCTATTAGTACGGGCTGGCACGACATCGATGACATTTCTAAGGGAGGTCTTGGGAAAGGGGAGCTTGGTGTTGTTGTTGCTCCTACTGGTGCTGGCAAATCAATGGTACTTGTACATCTCGGGGCAGCGGCACTCAAGGCCGGGAAAAATGTATTACACTACACATTGGAACTTGCTGATACTGTTGTTGCTGGCCGTTACGACGCTGCTATTACTGGCGTTGAATTAAGGAACCTAACAGTATTTAAAGAAAAAATATATGACGAGATTAGAGAAATAAACGGAAAACTTATTGTTAAAGAATATCCAACTAGAAGCGCTAGTATCCAAACAATCAAAAATCACGTTGAGAAGCTAAAAAGGCGAGATTTTGTCCCAGACATGATCATCGTAGACTACGGAGACCTAATCCGACCAGAAAATAGCAGAAAAGATGAGAAAAGGCATCAACTGGAAACTATTTACGAAGAGCTTAGAGGAATAGCTCAAATTTGTGAATGTCCACTCTGGACTGCATCGCAAACTAACAGATCTGGGTTGAACGCAGAAGTGATCACAATGGAGTCAATCTCCGAGGCGTTCAACAAATGTTTTGTAGCAGATTTCATCTTCACGGTGTCGAGAACCGTGGAGGATAAAAACACCAATCAGGGACGCATTTTTGTAGCAAAAAACAGGAATGGTCCAGATGGACTGGTGTATCCACTATTCATGGACACGAGCAATGTGAAGATTAAAGTCCTGCCAAAAACAGGCGAAACCGCGAATGATATTATCCAAAAATCTTCTGCAGAAAGGTTAGCAAACCTGAAAGAGAAGTACAAGATTTTTAAGAAAGAAGGAGGAAATAAATAATGGAACTATCAAATCAAATCTTATCAGAAATTACAGTACACATGAAGTACGCGAGGTACCTAGAAAAAGAAAAGAGAAGAGAGACTTGGGAGGAGCTTGTTACGAGAAATATGAACATGCATCTCAAGAAGTTTCCAGAACTTGAACTTCAAATTAGAAAAGCCTATAAGATGGTTTATGATAAGAAGGTTTTACCATCCATGCGATCGATGCAGTTTGGTGGCAAACCAATTGAGGTAGCTCCAAATAGAATTTTTAACTGCGCTTTTATGCCTGCCGATGACTGGCGCTGTTTTAGTGAAGCTATGTTTCTTCTTCTTGGAGGAACAGGAGTCGGGTACTCTGTGCAAAAGCATCATGTGGAGAAGTTACCAGAGATCAGATGCCCAAACATGAAGAGAACACGACGCTTTCTTGTCAATGATTCCATTGAAGGTTGGGCTGATGCTGTTCAGGCATTAGTTAAATCTTATTTTTACGGAGGGTCCAGACTCCGATTTGATTATTCAGATATTCGCCCGACGGGCGCCGCGCTCATTACTTCTGGAGGTAAGGCCCCAGGACCTCAGCCCCTGCGCGAGTGCTTAGTAAAGCTAGAGGGAATGCTCTCACAGAAGGACAATGGAGATAAGCTAACGCCAATCGAAGTGCACGATATGATTTGTCATATAGCAGACGCTGTGCTGGCAGGTGGCATTCGCCGCGCCGCTCTCATTTCTTTATTCTCAGCCGATGATGAAGATATGATTGCTGCAAAAACAGGTAACTGGTGGGAGACCAATCCACAACGAGGTAGAGCAAACAACTCGGTTGTCCTACTCCGACACAAGATTGATAGAGAATACTTTATGAATCTCTGGGAAAGAGTGAAGGCATCTGGAGCTGG